CACCTTCTCCCAAGCGGCCTTCCAGCCGTCGATCGAGGTTTTGACCGTCTTCTCGGTGGTCTCAAACCCATCTCGGATCGCAGGCAGCGCCGTGTCGGTGATCCAGGTGATGATCGGGCCGACCGCGGTCTTGAACTCCTCCCACGCCTTCTTGACGTTTTCGACGAACGGCTTGATGTACTTATCGTAGAGCTCCGGCCACTTCTTCTTGACGGCGTCGATCGCGTCGGGCACGTCTTTGCCGAACGACTCAGAAATCTGGTCCGCAACCCACTGGATCCCGTCGGCCAGCTTGCCCAGCACGAACGCGATGCCGTCAATGACAGGCACCAGCACCTTGACCAGGAAGTCCACCACGGGGACCACTGCGGAGAGCAGCGCGCCGAACAGGGTCGTGACCACGCCGAGCGCCGGGCCCAGCAGTCCGACCAGCGGTGTCACCAGCTGAGTGACGAGATCGATGATCGGAACGAGCACCTCGGCCAGCGCCTCGATGATCTGCACGAATACGGGCAGCAGCGACTTGGCCAGGTTAGAGATCGGCGGTGCAAGCTCCTTGATCAGAGTGCTGCCAGTCTCCGCGAACACCTTGGCCACGGGCGCGAAGGCGCGCAAGAGTTCCCGGAGAGAGTCCTTGAGAGCGTCGACTACGGGCTGGAATGCGGCCCGCAGGTCGTCCCAGCCGTCGGTTAGCGACGCCACCGCCACCACCAGCGCGATGACCGCAGCCGCGATGAGGAAGAACGGGTTACGCAGCAGCGCCTTGGTGAATGCCAGCGTAGCGAGCATGGCGGCCCGAGTTGCCGTGCCGAAGGCGTACAGCGCGCCCGTCTGCACGCCCGTGGCCACCGTGGCACCCGTCAGGGCGGCCACCAGCTGGCCCAGGGCGGCCCGCATTGCCGCTAGGGCACCACCGGCTCCGAATAGCGCGGTGGCGCTCGTAGCTTGCAGCACGGCGGCGCGGAAGGCTAGGAACCCGCTGACTCCCTTGACGAGCCCGGCGTAGGCCAGCAGCACGGCACCGCTGATGCCGATGATCGCCACGATGAGCTGCTGCGTGCCCTGGTCCAGCGAGATGAAAGAGTCCAGCGCGTCGGCTACACCGTCAACCATGTTCGTCAGAGCAGGTAAGAGGATCTGCCCGACCATGATCGCGATGGTCTCCAGGCCACCCGTCAGGTTCTCGATCGAACCCTTCATGTTGTCCAGGCGGGTGGCAGCCACGTCCGCAGCCGACACCTTGCCGATAGCCGCAGCCATCTCGTCGAACCCAGCTGCGCCTTCGCCTGCGAGCACGGCCGCGCCACGAATGGCGTCGGCCCCGAACAGCGTCTCGAGGGTGGCCTGCTTCTGCTGGTCGGTGAGCCCGGCCAACGAGTCCTGAAGGATCTGCTGGACGTCCCTCAGGCTCTTGAGGCTGCCCTCCTGGTCGTAGAACTGGTTCGTGCCGTCCTCTGTGATGAGGCCGAGTTCTCGGAAGGCTTTGTTCTGCTTCTCGGTAGCGGGGATGAGGTTGAGCAGCATCGTCTTGAGCGACGTACCTGCGTCCGATCCCACGATACCGGCGTTACCCATTTCGGCGATCGCGATAGCGGTGTCGTCGAAGCTGAGCCCTGCCAGGTTCGCCACTGCGCCCACCTGAGAGAGCGAGTACGCGAACTGGTTCATGTCGATCGCGCTGGCGTTGGCTGCACCTGCGATGCTGTCGGTCACGCCGACCAGGTCTTCGGCAGCAAGGCCGAACTGGTTCATCGCGTTGCTGGCGATGGTAGCCGCAGTGGGAAGGTCCACACCACCGGCAGCTGCCAGCGCGACGGTTGCGTCTGCTGCACCGTGCAGCACGTCGTCGACTGAAATGCCTGCCTTGACGAGCTCCTCCATGGCCTGCCCGGCCTCAGACGCGCCGAAGGCCGTGTCTTTACCGATGCGGAGGGCGGCCTGATTGATCAGGCCCATCTCTTCAGCGGTGGCCCCAGAGACAGCCTGGATCGCAGACATCTGGAACTCGAAGTCTGTCGCCGTCTTCACAGCAACGGCGAAGCCCCCGGCAATGACACCGCCTGCGATAGCCGCTGCGTTAGCGGTCTTGTCGAAGGCTGCCCCTGCACTACCGGTGGACTTCGCCGTCTGCTCTGTCTGACCCTTGAACTTTGCTAAAGCCTGCTCGGCCTCAGATAAGCTCTTGAAGTCAGTCTCAAGGGTGATCTTACCCTTGGCCTCGCCTAAGGTGTAAGCCACTTGAGGGTCCTTTCGTCAGAGCTTCATCGGATCGCGGAAGCGGCCCCGTGCAGCCTCCGGATTGTCGCTGGTCAGCCACTTGCGGAGTTCCATGTCGGCCTTCCGCTGGGCTGCCTTTTGGTTTTTCGCACTCTGCGAAACGGTCCTCAACCGGGCCTCCAGCGTGTTGCCGAATAGCTGGACGGCCCGGTCGAAGCTGTAAGCGGTGAGCTCGTCCGTGATCCCGTAGTACTCGCTGGGGCGAACGTGCATTTGCTTACTGAGGTGAAACGCCTCCCACAGCTTCGAGGGACTTCTCACGAAAGGCGGCCAGGTCGGTCATGCCCCCGACCGCGAAGTTCATGATGAACGTGCGGTCCTGGAGGTCGATGTAGTCGACGTAGACCGCGTCCTCGTCACGGTCGGCCTCGATCTTGTTCCCCTGGCCGTCGAGGCTGGGCGTGCCGTCCTCGTTTAGCACGTAGGGCACGGGCAGCACGGTGGGCTCGGCGACGACGTGGACGACGATCTTGTCGATGAACTCGAGCATCGGGCCGACCTGCTTCAGCTGCTGGGCCACCTGCTCGAGGTTTACGCCCGGGCGGCCCTCGGCCTTGGGGATGGTCTCGTTGGAGACCAGCGCGGTGAGGGTGTCGAGGCTGTCGAGCAGGCCTTCGGAGATGAGCCCCTGCACACCGGGGCGGCGCAGCATGGCGGTCTCGCCGCTGGGCATGGTGACCTCGGTGGCGGCGTTGGGGCTGGACTTCTTCCAGCCGGAGCCGTGCTTCTTGCTGCCCTTGGCAGCGGTGGCCTTGGGCTTGCGGTCGGCGGGCTTCTTCGGTGCGGGCATCCTGGTGCTCCTTAGTCGTTACTGCGGTGGTGTTGCGGAGGGTGGTACTAGACGATCGCCGTGACGGTCGCGTTCTGCACGAAGTCGTACAGCTTGTCGGCGTTGACGCCGCCGATGGGCGCGATCGACACGCCGGAGGCCGACGTGAGGAAGAACGCGCCGTCCGAGAACTCGCCGGAGAGCTCGCCCGTGGCCTTGCACCGGTAGAGGATGGTGTGCAGGTCGCCGCCGCTGTCGGAGATGGCCTGACCCTCGACCTTGAAGTACGGACGCTGATCCGTGACCTTCTTGGAGAAGACCTTCTTCTCCGTGGTGCCGGTGCCGCTGGTGACGATGGTGCCGCCCGCCATGATCTGGAAGGCCTCGAAGGGCAGGCCGCCCGACTCGAGGTCCCACTCGACCGCGGGGCCGGAGCCGTGCTGGGCGACGAGCTTGTCGTCACCGCGCAGCTCCTCGAAGTCCTCGGAGTCCGAGAACGACAGGGTACGGGCGACGGGGAGGTCGACGCTGGTGGTGGCGAGGGTGGTGCCGTTCACGTCCGTGTAGGCCGTGAGCTTGACGTCCCGTAAGCCGTACGGGAGCGAGGTGTCGAGAGCCATTACTTCTCCTTGGGGTCCTTGAATCTCTGGGTGGTTGTGGTACGGTTCAAGATGTCGAACCGGTGGATGACGACGACGCCCGGCCTAGCTCCGCAGAACCGCGACGAGCACTTGATCTCGATCGTGTGATCGTCGACCACCTCGCCGAATTTCTTGGAGCTGCACCGTAACTCGTCCATCAGAGGTCGGCGGCGGTGACTGCCTCGAAGTCGGGCTGGCTGAGGAGGTAGGCGGCGGTCTCGTCGTTCATGTCCTCGACGTTGGCGACGAAGCCGTTCCGCTTGTCCCAGACGAGCTTCTTGTCGGCCTTGACGCCCGCACCCTCCTTGAAGTCGGCCACGGTGATGCTGCGCTCGTTGACCTGCTGCGTGTAGCGGATGCCGACCAGCTGCGTGCTCTGGTCGTCCGCGGTGGCCTCGGGCGTCTCGACCGCGGCCGTTGCGACCTCGGAGGAGCCGGGCGACTTGACGTCGGTCGACTTGATGGTCTCGTTGGCCGGGGCCTTCGAGGTGCTGGCGGAAGCGCCCGTGCTGGTGGTGGCGGTCTCGCCCGCGGTCGGGCTGGTGCTCGTGGTGGCCATGAATAGCCCCTCCTTCGGTCGGTGGCAATGCTGCCGCTACGAAGTCTAGCGGATCACAGCCCGCTGGCGACGGCCACTAGCCTGCGGGGCACCACCACGGCATCGTAGTTCTCATCGGTCAGGTCCGCACCTTGCCCCTCGTCGCTGATCTGCATGAGCCAGCCGCCCACCTTGCGCACCTGCACCACGGCCGCCAGCAGGTCGCCCGCAGCCTTGGCGATGCGCTCGGCCTGCGTGCGGTCGGAGCCTTTGTCGTAGACCCAGATGTCGAACGGCTGCACGTCCACGTGGTTCAGCTTCTCGGCCACGTCAGCCCAGCGCACCACGAGGAAAGGGAACTCGGTGTCGTCGGGATCGCGTACCGCGTCGGCATCGTACACGTGGTTGAAAGGCAGCCCGGCAGCCCGTACCAGCTCGCTCTCATTGATCAGAGTTGCGACTACCTCTCTCTTGGAGTATGTCGTCATCTCGTCTAGGGTTGTCACGAGTAGCTCCTTCCGATAACCTTGCCTGCGGCCACGAAGAACTTCGGGCCGATGTAGTCGATAGTGGGCTTGATGACGGCGAGGCGGCCTTTTCGTGAGAAGTTGCGCGTCTCGAGCCAGAAGCCGTACGGCACTGTGTGGTACATCTCGATGCTGAACGTACTGCCGCCGCCTGTGCCCTTGGTGGCCTGATAGGTGGCAGTCAGCCCGTTGCGGGCGTTACTGCTGCGGTCAGTCCAGCGGGCTTTCTTCTTGAGATTAGCCTCGCCCATCAGGCTGTAATACTGAGTTACCCGCACGAGAAGGCTGGTAGCCCTGCGATCCATCTGGGCGAGTTTCATCTGAAGGTCGCCCGTCCATTTGACGCTCATCCGCCGCTCTCCACGACCAGGGCTCGCGTCTCGTAGCCGTTAGGCCGCACCAGATCTCCGACCTCCCAGTCTCTATCTCCCTCTCGCCAGGTGTCGCCCTTCTTGACGTCCGCATCGTGCAGACCCAGCAGCATGAACGAGACGTTACGCGCGGTGCCGTCTACCGTCACGATCTGCTGCGGTGCGCTGGGCGACCCCTGCTCGATGATGCGGAAGACCTGGTCGTTTATAGGTGCAGCTGCACCCTTGCGGGTGGCCCCGCTGGGCGTCCGGACCTCCGCTGCGCGCAGTAGTTTCAGCGTCACGGGCTTGGCCGCGATGAACGCCTTAGTGTTGAGCCGATTTACCTTGAGCTCGATCTCGTCCATCAGACGCGCTCGATCCGCCGGGTACGGGTGCGGCTGGTGTCCACCACGCTCGGCCGGTTGAGGGCGTCGGCCTCAGCCTGGAAGCGTGCTGCCATGGCCAGGGCGTTCTTGTAGAGGTCGCCATTGGCCCGTGTGCTCCCGCCTTCGCTGGTGTTGACCAGCATGGCCAGCTGGGCAGCCTTCTGCGTCCACACGGCCGCCGCAGCGCCGGGCACGCTACCGTGCTGCGCCACCAGGGCCGTGAGCGTCTCGGTGGTGTAAGGCGCGGTGTTATCGGGCTCGTTGATGCTGAGCCGCAGCTGCGCGATCTGGAAGTTCTCGGGCATGTGGTCCTCCTTGAAATGACGAGAGCCCCGACCCGGCCCTTCGGAACGGGGTCGGGGCGGGGCCTCGGGTCGTGACGGGTGTTACTCGGCGGAGCGGGCGTCGTCGGCGCGGAGGGCCGCGATCAGGTTCGCCTTGCTGTTGCTCTCGGGGCGCACGGCGGTGTCGGGGTTGCGGTCCGGCTGCTCGTTGCGGTCCTTGATCTCGCGCTGGAGGTCGGCGGGTGCGAGGTCGTCGTAGTTGTCGCCCTCGTCGTCGTCCTCCTCCTCTTCCTCCTCGTCGTCGTCCGCGAACTGGATCTCGATGCCGTTGAGCTCGGCGTCCTGCAGGAGCCACGGGCGGTCCTGCGCGTACGCGGCGTCCTCGGCCGAGAGGGGCTGGGTGAAGTCGATGGTCTTCGCCATGACATACCTTCTTTCGGTTGATGAGGGCGGGCCCTACGCACCAAGTAACGCAGGACCCGCCCAGCTGGGGACGCCTAGTAGGCGATGAACTCGTCCGGCGCGGTGTACTCCGCCGACGTGGTGATCTGGAGGACGGCGGAGCCGCCTCGCTGCGAGATGCCGGTGCCGATGCCTCGCTGGTAGAACGAGTCCGTCAGCGGGTAGTCGTTGTCCGGCCCCTTGACGAGCTTGAGGCCCTGGAGCGACGGGTTGGCGTGCTCGCGGATGCCGACCGGG